ATCGGAGCTTCCAGAATGAGACTAACAGGCGGGAACGAAAGGGCGGACGTTATGGCGGGCGAATTAGGTGGGAGGTTTCACAAATGAGTGACGAATTAGGTATCAGCTTTACGGGATTGAAGGAGTCGGTCAGTTGGTCGATCCAGCAGTTTGCTAGGCCGCGTGAGAATCGGCTGGCGGCGCTCAAGCAGTATGTGGGATCTCATTACTCGGATGGCGGCGCCGAGAAGCGTGTACCAACGAACTTCCTGGAGCTCGCGGTTTCGATCTATACTCGTCAGCTCGCCGCTCAGTCGCCGCGAGTCCTGGTTACTGCCAAGAATGACTCGCTGAAGCCGTATGCCATGAACGCCCAGATTGCGCTCAATCAGATTCCGGACGAGATCCAGCTCGGCGAAACATTGCGCCGCGCCGTCAAGGAAGCCCTGTTCTCTCTGGGTATCGTAAAGATCGGTATCGCTTCCAATGGCGTCACTATGCTTGGACATGACTACGGTCAGTCCTTTGTGGACATCGTAAGCATTGACGACTACTTTCTCGATATGACTGCCAAGAGTCTCGGCGGCATTCAGTATGAGGGTAACGATTATTGGATGCAAGTGGACAAGGCCCGGAAGCGTTACAACTCGGATAAGATCGAGCCTGACCCGTACACGGTTATCGGTGAGCAGGGCGAGGAACGTGCTGAGTCGGTTGCCGCTGCCGGTGGCGCCAAGGAATACAAGGATCGGACTTGGGTACGCGACCTCTGGTTGCCGGAGCAGCAGAAGGTGTTAAGTTACGGCGTCAAGTCGGGCGAGCTTCTCGGTACTGTGGATTGGGACGGTCCGGAGACGGGCCCGTATCACAAGCTTGGTTACTCGGATGTTCCGGGCAACTTGCTTCCGCTTCCGCCGGTATCGCTCTGGCGCGACTTGCATGAGCTGGCTAATGCTCTCTTTCGGAAGATCGGTCGTCAGGCAGATGGCAAGAAGACTGTCCTTGCCTTCCGTGGTGGCAACGATGACGCTGCCGCAATTATCAGGAACGCCTCTGATGGCGACGGCATTAACTATACCGGCGAGAAACCTGAAGCTATTACAGTTGGCGGAGTAGATCCGCAAGCTTTGGCTACATTCCTTCAGACCAAGGATCTGTTCAGTTACCTCGCGGGCAATCTTGACACTATGGGCGGGCTCGCTGCGGGATCTGATACCGTTGGCCAGGATAAGTTGATGAGTGAGGCCGCGAGCGCAAGGCTGGCCGACATGCAAGAGCAAACAGTTGGATTCACGAAAGGGATATTCAAGTCGCTCGCATGGTATGAGTGGACTGATCCAGTGCGCAAGCGGGAGATCGAGAAGCCGGTAGAAGGTACGAATATCACGCTCAGGCGTACATGGTCGGCAGAGACGCGAAAAGGCAACTTCCTCGACTACAACTTCGGGCTCGATGTTTACTCGATGCAGAACGATACACCAGCGGCAAAGCTTCAGAAGATCGGGGCCGCGCTTGAGCGGTTCCTGTTCCCTGCGATAGATATGCTGAGTGCTCAGGGCGGTCAGATCGACTTGAACGAGTTGACCAATGTCATTAGTGACCTCAGCAACTTGCCGGAGCTCAAACGCATTGTGACGTTCCAGACGCCCTCTGAAGATGAGCCGGTACAGGCCGGGGGTGAATCTCGGCCTAGTACAAAGCCGTCGAATACTACTCGGACGTATGAGCGGGTGAATCGACCGGGTGCTACGCGGAGCGGTAAGGATGCAGCTTTGACCACATTGCTAATGGGTGGCAATTCTCAGCCTAGTGAGAATGCCTCAATAGGGAGACCGACATCGTGATATACTGTTACGCCACAAGGGACGGAGAAGTTACGGAGCGGAGCTTTCCGATGGGAAAAGCGCCGAGAACGGTTATGATTAAAGGCAAGATGGCCGGTAGGAGTTTTCAGGCCGAGAGCAATAGTGTTCCGCCGACAAAAGGCTGGCCAATAGAGTGCGTGGCCTCCGGTGTGAACGCCGCTGACGCCCAAAAGCTCAGGGATCACTTTGATTCCGTTGGCGTGAAGACTGAGGTCAGCAATAACGGTAATCCGATATACACCGACTCTAAGCACCGGCGCAAGGCGCTTAAAGCCAGAGGATTCGTTGATAAAGCATCTTATCTCTAGGAAATAAAAGATTTGACAAAATGAGCTGTTTAGAGTACAGCTTGACATACACCACACAAGGAGACGAAAGATATGACTGAAGCAACTGAAAAGAAAGAAGTCGCCGCGAGCCCTGAAGTAAAGGAAGATGCCGTGACATTAGATCCAGCGATTGCCGCTGAGATTGATGCTGGCGTTGAGTCCGTAGTGAAGGAAAAGGCCGACGAAGCCGCTGCCGCCGCTGCTGAAGCCGCTAAGGATGATGATACTATCATTAAGCCTGGCGCCGAAGATAAGACCGATGAGGAAAAGGCTGAAGAAGAAGCCGCCGCTGAGGCCGCTGCCAAGAAAGAAGATGGCAGTGAAGATGATTTGCCGGATGGCGACGAAGAGTTGTCGGACGAAGAAAAAGAGGCTGCCAAGAAGAAGGCTGATGAAGATTCCAGCATTACTGACGAGCAACTTGAGAGAGCTATCAAGGTTAATATGTCGATTGCCGACGCGAGAACATTCCCGAATGCGAAAGCTCTGGATAGTGCTCTGACCATACTGGAAGCTCACACGAAGAAGGAAGGCGATAGTGACGATGACGCCGGTGGCGACGTTGAGACTATTGACGACCTGTTGGCGAAGATTCCTGATCTTGACCCAGGGACATACGATGAAGGTATCGTGTCTGCTGTCAATGCGCTCAAGGATCTAGTCGGCTCACAAGCGAAGACTATCGAGGGATTGAAGAATGATGGTGCGGCTAAGGCTGGCAACTGGTTTAGTGACCGGGTAGCTGATCTTAGCGAGAGTTACACTGAGGCGTTGAAGGCTGAGCCCGCAAAGCGTGAAGCTTTGAAGGGGAAATTTGATGTGCTTTCTGCTGGCTATAAGGCAAGTGGAAGTGAAGTAGGTCAAAGCGAAGTCTTCAAAGAAGCGCTGAGCATTGTTATGGGTGACGTTGCCGCTAAGGACGCGGAAGCGGTTACGCAAGCAAAGCTCGCTTCCAGAAAGAAGCAGCATGTAGCAAAGCCGTCTAGTTCTAAGGTTCTTCCGAAAGCCGATGCCGAGGAGCAAACTGCGAAAGATATAGACGAGAAATTTTCAAGTAAATAACAATGGCCCTGATTAGGGGCCTGAAGGGGTATCATGGCTGGAATACAGTTCAATCAGATAGACGATGCTGTCATAGCAACGCAAAACCTGCTTATCAAACGCGGTGCGTTTGTTGATATGCAGACCGATCTCACCGACTACATTGCTGTTCGCGAAATGTGGGAGAGTCGCCAGAAAGTTTTTGATGGTGGCCTGGCGTGGGAGTTCGAGGTTCAGATGGACCACAATCACTCGGCTAAAGCGGTTGCTTTGTTCGAGACTGATGGCTCGAATATCAATGACACTCTCACCAGTGGTAAGGTTGAGGCGAGACACGTCAACGCTCATTACGAGTATGACGTTCACGAGCCTGCATTCCAGCGCGGTGGTACTGCTGTTGTGAATCTGGTAAAGACTCGCTACACGGCAATGATGAGCAGCTTTTACGAGTATCTCGAAGAGATCCTTTGGTCGAAGCCTACTGATTCCAGTGATCTGAAGACCCCGTTTGGTCTCGCTTATTGGGTAACGAAGTCGGCCACAACTGGCTTCAACGGCGGCAACGCTTCCGGGTTCACTGATGGCAAGGGCGGGATAAGCTCTATCACATGGCCTCGCTTCCAGAATTACACAGCTCAGTATGCTGATGTAACGAAGCAGGACTTGATTCGTAAGATGCGTGAAGCGCACCGTAAGAGTCAGTTCCGTTCACCGCTGTCTCACGCAACACCTTCGATGGGTGCAATGCGCAACGGTATCTATGTCGGCAACGACGTGATTGGCCTGCTTGAGGAAGCTCTGGAAGACCAGAACATGAACCTCGGCAACGACATCGCAAGCAAGGATGGCAGAACTGTCTTCAAGGGCACTCCTATCACCTATGCACCGAAACTGGACGACGATAGCACTGATCCTGTCTATATGCTGGACTGGAAATGGCTCTCGGTTGGTATTCTCTCTGGTTGGGCTGAGAATCTTGGCAAGCCTGAGCCGGTAGCTGGTAAGCACACTGTCCGTCGTGTGGATCTTGACGCATCATTCAACATGGTGTGTACTGATCCTCGCCGTCAAACCGTAATCTCCAAATAATTAAGTAAATAAGAAAAGGAGGGTTCTCAAATGGACTCAAGTCAGAATGGGTATGTTAAAGGGCAGTTCGTTGTTATGGGTGTGTTCTGGTACACGGGTACTGATGCTGTTTATGAGGGCGAAGCGTTTTGCTTCGACACTGATCGCGGCACAGCCGGTGACGTAGACGGAAAGCGTCAGAACTACATCGAAAGGCCGAGCACGGGTAACAACCGCGCTTTTGCCGGTGTAGCTCTACAGGATCACGCTGCTAATTCAGGCGGACAGATGATCGAAGTCGCAATGCCGGGTAGCCGGGGCATTAACATTGCTCTTGGTATTGATACCGTTCAGGACACTGGTTATCTCACGATGCAGTGTGGTGGCGGAACCGGTGCTGGCCGATTCATCAAGCAGGGTTACAAGGGTCGTGGTTCGGCTTATGTTCGTCAGACTGTTACAGCACTGTTTGAAGGTGGCTGGAGCGGCGCAACAATGTCGGTAGACGCAACAGACGGCAAGACGGTAACTGTAGCCGATTCGTCTGACTATACTGCGCTCGATGACATCCTTGTTATCGTTGGTGGCGAGAATGACGCTACGGGTGTGTTTGTTCCTGGCAGGTATTCGATTGCCTCGATCACAGACGATACGACTATCGTTCTGTCGTCAACATGCTTGAGCACTCTGTCAACGGGTACTCTGACTCTGACGGGCTATGTCATGGACGGTGCGAACCCGAAATGTCAGGCCGATCTCATGGACGGAGACGAGTCCGGTGGAATCGAGTTTATCAGCCCTCCGAATGCCGGTGTGGTTGGTCTTGGTTACATGGTTGGCGGAATATCCTTCATCTGCGGCGTTGGTACAATGGATGCTGATTCGGACGTGACGTTCGCGCAGGAGACGTTTGTCGGTGCTCAGAAAGGCTTTTATTGCCTCGGTACAATCGGGACAAATGATGTGACTCTTGATCTGGCTACCAATGGTATTCGGCTTGACGGAAGCACGGCTCTGACTGAGATACTGGCCATAGACACGGCTGCCGATGAAGTTTATCTTGAGTTCAAGGGTGTGCGCTGGTTCACGAAGGACCTCGCTGGTTGCACTGAGGGCTAAGGTTTAACCCCTGAAGAATCATCACGGGGGGTCGGAGATCCCGGCCCCTCGTTTTTTACTAACACCACACAATAGGACAAATAATCATGAGCGAAGACACACAAGAACCTGTAGTTGAAACCAGAATAGACGAACATGCAGTCAGCATACTTGCAGGGCTGGGCTATCCGGCGCCACTGTCGGACAACATGGTTACTGTCTATAAGGCATTCAAGCGTCATCACGACGTGCAGCAACCCACGCGCCTCTCGCCTGATGGGTTCGCCGCTGTAGCAGTAATTTCCGATATGGTTGATGGGAATATCAATTTCGTAGAGCAAGGTCAACTAGCAGAGGAGTAATCCGTGGCTGAATCTGAACTGTCCGTTGAGTACAACGATCTTATGATTGATGTAGGGCTGTTTCTCGGGTATTCAAGTGATCCTGATGAGCAATCCAAGGATGAGCGGGCAGAGATTGACCGTTACATTCAGTCTGGACTCAGGCAGTTCTACTATCCCCCTGCTATGGACGGAGTTGAGCTGGGCTATAAATGGTCCTTCCTGACCCCAACGACTACGCTGGCCACTGTGGCTGATCAATCGGAGAATGATCTTCCGGACGGTTGCTCTCGTGTGCTTGGTGATTTCATATACGCCGCTGGCACGTTTTATCCCTCTATACCGCAAGTGAGTGAGGCTAGGATGATGTCACTCCGTCAGGACAATCGTACAGGCTCGCAGCCTATGTACTGCACTGTCAGGTATAAGGACCAGGAGGACGGCGAGGGTCAGCGCATGGAAGTGGCGTGGTGGCCGACCCCGAGCACCGCCTACACGCTTTCGTATCGCTATGAAGCCTACTCGGGCAAGATGTCCGAAGATCAGCCTTATGCGCTTGGCGGTATGAAGTACGCGGAGCTGATTACGGAGAGTTGCCTTGCTATCGCTGAGCAGCGGGCCAATGACGAGAAAGGCTTGCATTGGGATGAGTTCACGCGGTTGCTCCGGGCAGGCGTGGCGCTTGACCGGCAGGAAGGCGCTGACTATTTTGGATTTATGGGCGGAACCGATATGGATTCCGGAGT